AGCTGCCTTTACGTCCTTAGACAACTGCCTAGCATACTTTATGGCTAACGCCCCTACTGATACAGGATCAATTGCTGAAGGATCTACAACTGTATAGTATGACGCTGGATAAGGTAAGGGTTTACCTCCAGAAGTTTGCAAAAGGGGTGGGACTGACACTAAGTGAGTAGTTAATATAGATCCCTTACTTTCAGAGCCCTTTTGGTTGGTGACAATAATGTTAGTCCTCAAACCTATAGCTGAACGCTCTTCCCTAAAACTTAAACACATTTGCCGAGGATCCGGCACGACGCCATTTGGGTAAAGACGGTAATAATAGACTCGGTTAAAGCGCAGTGGGTCGCTAAAACCACTAACATCCGTACCTCGGTTAACATACCAGTACTCTCCTGACCTATGATCCGCAAACATTTCAGTAGGCCACGGTTCCTGATTAGATAAGTACTTAATAAACTCAATAGGTACCCGCTCAGATACTTGAAAGTTAGAAGTAATAGCTCCGGTCAAATAGGGCTTTCTACCTGTCAAGATATTAAACTTTAGGCCTGGATAAGGTAGAGAACCGTTTTTGGTGCTAGCACCTAACAAACCAACCCACTTTGACTTAGGATCATACTTAGCGTAAGCTTTTAAGCTTTCGTCTGGTTCAGAGTTTGTAGTACCAGCAGTATTTTGAATGTTAGGGTCTATGCCGACACCTCTTACTAGGCTACAAGGCCCTTGCAAAGGTGAATCCGACTCTGCAACTACAGCTTTAGAGTCCCTAAGATCACCAACCGACCTTCTAGCTATAGCCAAAATAACATCAGCTCTAGTCAGCTCTTTTTGTTCCGACAAAGACCCTTCTTTTGTAGCTGTAAAGTCAGCAAGCAGAGGAGAACTACTGGATAAGCTACGAGTATTATCGTCAGAATTATAAGTACCTAAAGAGTCCATCAGGTACTTCATTCTATCTCGTATTTGAATCAAAAGATTCGTGCCGTTACGGTTGGTACCTGTAGTAGTAATAGTATCCACACCTCCTACAAACACTCGTAACAAACGGTTTTGTTGTAAGTCTTCTTGAGTAACAGGGCGTAAAGTATCAATGTAGCCTAAGTAGATACAAACTTCGACTGTTGGCCTTAAAGGTATGTCGTAATTAGTGCTCATCATTACTGGATCATCACTTGATACAGCTTTTCCGCCAGCGCTAACAGTTCTATTAGCAAAACCAGCTATACCCTCGGTACCCACAATTTCTGGAAAACCTGCTCCTAAGTCATCGGCATTAATGGTACACTGTACCAAAGCTGTGCTAGAGCTCCAAAAACGATTAACAGTAACTTTAGCTTTGGTAACCAGCCATTTGGTTACACCTGGGGGCTCCATGTTTCTAATAAGAATTTTTCCAGCAATATCTGTAACTACACAAACAGGAATATAACCATTGCCCTTCATATGGCAATTATCTCCTAGTTTAGGATTATAAGCCGGAGCCATTAAACGTTGGTCGGCCACAAAAAAGCTGCAGGGTTAACTGCAGCTTAACTTATTTAGGAGACAAAAGTCTACGTTCTAAAGTAACTAGACCAGTCGGCTAACGAATCATTATTTTGGGTAACGCCCAGTGAAGGGATGCTTGCATAAGTACGCTCTGGACTACCACCCACTGTAGGGGTAACACCAGCACGAATAACAGCTGAATTATTAGCTGCCAGATTTTCATATTGGTAACCTTCACACAAGCCTTCAATACGAGTAGCAATAACAGATCTTCCTGCCATTACTCCAAGAGTAACCGAGTCAGGTTTGCAGTTTTGCAAATGGTATCGACCAGTTGTTTGACGAGTCGAGTGCAACGGTCGGTTAACACCGGTCAAATATTCACCCGTACGTTCAGCATTGGAATTAGAAATTCCATTAGCTTGTTCTTTACTTAAGTTAGGTGCATAGACCTCGAAAGTCAATTGCATCCGAGGACTGCGATCAGGCCGCATTTCCCGACCTAAACTAGAAAAACCAAAAACGTCTTCCATAATTGCAGTGTCAACTAGGCCTCTTTCGAGAACCCAACCAAACTGAAATTCTCCATCCAAAAGACGGGGAATGCGTTGGTTCATTTCCATATACGGTTCGGTAGCATTCCGAATCGTCAACTGGAAACTAGAAAAACGACCTACCAAAACTTGCCGACCCGTAGCTTGATCTAGTGCAAATACATCGGAATCAAAACCCTGCATCGGGTCAAGAATCGCGTTATTTGTAATAGTTCTGTTTAAAGAGTTAGTCATTTAAGGTTACCTCAGAAACCATTCATGGAATTGGAGCCTACATCTACCGAAAAAGTCTCCGACAGATCACGGATAACGTTAACATTGAAGAAATCAGCAGGAAAAACTGGGGTTACTCTAATCGTAATGTAAGCCTTACCTGAAATCATGTCAGACTCAGAGTTGTTTTCTGGTCCACAAACTGCAGGAGCTATACGAATAAAGTCACCGTCTCTGAGACCTGTAGACAAACGAGCGTTTACCGCAGCAGAAATGCGACGTTGGAGCTCTCTAGTATTAGGCTCAGATCTTACCCATTGAAGAGCAAAATGAAGGTCCGATATCAGTTGGTCAAGAATTCGACGAACTGAGTCGTATCGCCTATTAGGATCACTAGAAGTAGTAACACCGTTGAGAAACTTAAAGGCTCGAATACCAGCGTCATAAAAAAGTGCATCTGCATGACCTGCAGAAATAGTCTCTAAGTATTCGCTAGTAGACTTAGTATCTACAGAAACTACATTAGGAACTACCACTGAACCATAAGTTGAAGCCAGCGAAATTCTAGGTGGACGTATAGCCATTAAGGCTGCCGCTTTTAGGGAAGACCCTACACGTGGATAAAGGTTTCCGTCTAGAGCCCTGGAAGTAGAATGCCCGACGATTAGTTTAATGCGCTCAGAATCTAAGCTAGTGGCTAAGGCCGCAGCTTGACGAGCTGGTATACCAGGAACTGGTTCAAAAATACCTAAGCGCAAACCTAGTTGAACGTTAGAAGACTCAATGTCAGCTTTTACTTTAGTAAAAACTTCATCAAAGAAACCATCTCCATAAGACAAACCAGGCAACGTTACGTAGGCTACATCTTGGTCTGCCATTTGATTAACGCCAGACAAAAACCCTCTTTTTCGAGCTTCTACTGAAGAAAGAGTAGAAGGAGAGTAATCACTAGCACCTGTAAGAGAAATGGCTCGAATATAAGCTCCGGCTTGAGCAGAAACAGAGGTAGCTCCAGTGTTAAAGAGAACTGATTGCTGACCTAGAGGAGGAGCCTGCCGAAGCGGTTGTAGTAGATAAGTGTCCTCTGTTGGGGCACTATTTTGACCAGCTTCTAGTACAGGGATAAAATAGGCCCTAATTAACGGAGAGTTAGCCGTAGCTAAATAAACGCCATTGGCATCAATTTCAGCGTTAGACAAACGGTAGCTCTCTGGCGGAGCTCCGTTAACATTGTTATCTACTACAGCTAATTGAAACTGAGCAGCAGTAGCACTGGTATTACCAGGGGTAAGGGTAACCTGTAGAGAATTGCCGTAGGCACCGGGGCTAATAGCTTGAACTCTTAGAATAGGCCGACCATTCAAAGAGTAAAAGTCTCGGTAGGCAAAAGTAGGTCCTTGAAAACCGTCTGCAAAAGCAGCATAAGTGCCGTAGTTAGCAAAGTCAAAGCTAGTTTCTTCAGTACGCTTGAACAGTATATCCAAAGCTAAAGAGCTAGTACCTGCAACGTAACGAACTAACTTGTAAAAAATCCGGTTAGCTTCAGTGCCAATCAGTTTTGAAGTGAGAGTAAAAGAGTAGGGAGGAATTAATAAACTAGCTTGAGCATCAGCAATCAAAGAGTTAAAGACAGCATTGCCATTAACAGCCGTCTCCAAAGAACGCAAAATGCTAGAAGCAGACGTTCCCGAAGTAAAAGCACCTGCACCCGCGGGTGTAGTAGCCCCTAAAGTCAAAGCTGAATGAGCAAAAGAAACACTTATGTGTCCGCCTTTGATTAAAGCTATGGAAGATTGAGAATCAGCGCCAAACTGTAGCTGCAAACCTTCATCAGCACCAGCACCAAAGTTCTCCATAGAAAGAACAGCGGCTGTAGTAAGAGCATTGGCAGTTAGATATCCAAAGCGGATGTAGGTCCCACCAGCATCTACAGGTAGGGCTACATAAGCATCAATCGGGTAAGTAGCTACAGCATCTGTATAAGTAGCCCCAGCGATAGAAAAGTAAGTGGCACCTGCAGTATAAGCACTAATAGAAGTGGAATCTATTGCTTCGTAGGCATAACCTAAAATGTAGTTACCTTTATTAGGGTTATATACTGCCATACCGTTAACTGTCGTAGCACTGGTAGCAGTAAGGTTCTTAACTACATAAGCATCTTTGGTAGTTGAATGGTTAATAGCAGGAGAGACTACTAACAACTCAGTAGCGACAACCGCAGTACCCGTACCAGTACCTACGCCAGTAGCTGTAAATACTGTACCTACAGTATTAGAAGCCGCACCAATTAGGGTGTAGTCAGTAGTACCTGCAGTGAGGATCTCATAACTAGTCCCAACTACAAAGGCACCTGCAGTAACAGTAGCTCCAGTTAAACGCAAACAATACCCTGGACGGATAAAAGGCTTAACAGTAGAGTAGTTATGACCCGCAGAATCTGCTTTAGCTAGCAGTACGTACTGATAGTTATTAATACTGGCGACAGCTGTTTCTACTTTGACTGTTTCTCCAACTGCAGAAACAGCGGATGTGCGACTGCCAGCATCTACATAGTCAGTAACATGTAGCTGAAGATTCGCACGACCTGCCAAAGTCGAATGATTAATCTTAGTAACAGCAGACTTGACTGGTTCGTAAATGTCTCTTTGTACTACAGCAGAGGAAACAAAGTTAAGATCTAGGGAAAGACCTACAGTGTAGTTGGTACTATCAGGAAAAATGGAAGTACCAGGACTTACACTTTCATAACCTACAACTGGTTCTAAGTCTGGGTTCCCGGCACCTAGGAAAAACTTTGCTGTGCTAGCAGTAGACTGAGGAACAGCTCGAACGATAGTAAAGTTAGTAGCACCTAACTGCAATGCATCTTGGATTTGCAAAGAAGCAGGAGTAGAGCTCTCGCCATAAAGGCGAACAATTTCTTCACGGGAAGAAACTTCGCGAGGTTCTACTGGACCTCTAGAAAATTCTCCGATCACACCAATGCGGTCGCGCCACGGCCGAGTTTGCGGAGTAGGCCCGACAGTCGATTCGGTGAAGGAGATATTAGGGTAGCTGAGATCTGCCATGGGCTTTCCTAAAAGAAACAAACTGCAAGTTCGATCGTGGTCGTTGTAGGCTTGCCTATAGGAATACTACTTACCACACACAAAAAGACAAATGCTATTTGTCTTCTTCTACAAGTATGACTTGAGGTGCAGGAAATTTATAGGGATTATTAGGCAAAGCCCCCGCATATGGGTTGTTAATTGCAGGTTCTTGAATGTCATACTCAATACACATGTAAGCTGTGTGAAAGACTAAGTTTTCACCTTCTCGAATCCAGTTACTAGTAGGGTAGTCTACGTAAAGGATATTAGGGTTACGATGGTAAAAAGGGTGCAATATAGGTATGTCTCTTACTATGTACCGCAAAAGAGGCATATAGTCCCTAAGGATTTCCTCTCCTGGCAAAATTTGAACGTTTAATGCAGACTCTTGAGTCTGAAAATAGAGCCTATCGTTCAAAGTAATCTCTTGAGGTTCATCTGTAATTTGCACTAAGCTCCCGTGAGGAATATTAGTGGTTAAATCAGACTGAGTTACTAAGTCAGAACGTATTTGAATAGGAGCGTTAAAAGCCGTGTCTTGGTAATACAGTTGAACAATTACACGCATCGTAGCTGCAGCTGCAGCTTTGTCTACAGCTCCTAACTGAGCAGCTGCATGTTTTTCGTCAAAGTGTAAAGACTTATCAGCTAACAGACGAGAATAAACTCCTGATTTTAGCTTATAACCGGAATGGTAAGGGAATACCGACAGAGTTAGGCCAGGCTCAATAAGCTCCAAACCACCAAACAACCTCCAGTTACTAACCCGAATAGGCTCTGTTTGTAAGTTTTCACCTACTATAGCTGGATAATAAATGCCAGGTTCCTTTATTAAAGGGTGAGTAGCTATAGCATTTATCAGTGCTCGACAGAGCTGCCTCTCACTAGCATAGAGACTCATAGGTAAAAAGGATCTTCCATAGACTTAGACTCATCCAAAATTGATTGCCATAATCTAGGATTAGGCCGTTTCACTACATAAGCTTGCTCTTTTTTGAGAACTCCATCAACAACACCTCCACCTACTCCAAAAGGGTTCTTAACTCGTACAGATTTGGGGTTGTTAGAATACAAAGTTGTAGCTCGCGTACGATTACCGGTAGCTATTTCTACGTCTGCCGGTATTTCTAGTATATCTAAAACTACGTGAGTAATCACTACAGAACTACTCCAAGCTATCAGCTCTAAAGCAGCCGCAGATCCTGCGGCTGTTATGGAATCATTACGTAAGATAGAGCCGGTGACCCTAGTGTCTACGTTTAACTCGGCTAAAGCATTCAGCAACGCTACAGTGACTTGAGAATAGCGATTAGCATCCAACTCTAATTGTTCAGCGGCATTTGCACTTATTAACCGAGGTATATTTATGGTTATAGCTTTAGGTACTTCCAAGCCTTCATTGAGTACTGGTTGCCACGGCTGAACTCTAAAGCGTAAAGTTGAGTTGTCTTCTGGTATTAAAGGTGTCTCAGACTGAAGGTTCCTAAAGTATAGAACTGCGGGGTCATAGTTTTCACTTAAACTACGAGCTGTAGTCAAAGCATTTCCCCTTAACAGCAGCATACTGCCGTTTACTGGGTAAGTATTTAGCGAGTCACCGTGGTTACCCCAAATAAAAGGAGATCTCTTTAAAGGCCAGGCTGTAGCTGTTAAGTCAGTTTGACCTGGTAAAAGCAAAGTTTCTACTCTTAAATTAACAGAATAGGCTAAAACTCCTATTACTGGGTTTCTAGGGTAAAAAAGTAAAGCGTGATACTGAGTAGAATTAGGGTTTTTAGGGTTAACAAAGAAAGGGCCAGATAGGTCTGCTGCAGCTAGTAAAGAAGTATCTGGATTTAGTATGGTCTGAGAATTGATTTCGTCCGCTAGAGCGCTAACGATTTCCCAAGTGGTTATAAGTCCGGTAAAATCACCTAACTTAGACCAAGAACTAGAAATCCCAGGTACTTGCCACTCAACTCTAAGAAACTTCTCTGCAGGTATTACTAAGTCTTTGGGTTCAAAAAAGAAACCAACCGGAATATCTGCTTCTTTTTGAGCGTCAGTTTGTGAAGTGGATTCAGAAAGTTCATAAGTTTCTACTAAACGGTTTAGGTCAGCTATTGCGTTCTTTTCTACTATTTGAGCGTGTTCTGCTTGTTCTTTTACTTGTGAGAGCTGAGAAATTAGTTGAGCTGCTGCAAGAGCAGCCGAAATTCTTCGTATGCCATCACTAAACAAGTTACGGTTAACGTACCCAGTACCTGAAGGGTTACGCGTAGGGTCGTTAAACATAATCTCTTTAACAGCTCCCAGACCGCCAAAGAGTGGAGTATTATCTTTTCGAGATTTAGCTGCAGCTAATATAAAAGCTATACGTGGGTCAGACTGGGTAGTAATTACGTTAAAAATTTCGGCTACGCTGCGACGCTGTAAAAGCAAAGAATAAGCCCGGACCATCCGGGCCATATCTGCTAAATCTTGAGACTCTGCTTCTAAATCAGCATCGCTCAAAGACGGAACATCTACTGCAGGAGTACCGGCTCCAACTCCGTCTGCTGCTGGATAAGAAAAACGGTCAGCAAAACTAAAAGTTGTAGCCATATACCCCCTTACTTATCTGTAACTTTAATTGATGCGTCGGAGTCTGTTTCAGCTTTAGCTTCTGTAGTTTTAGTAGAAGTCGCATAATCTGCTTTGGATCTTGTAGACTTAGCCTTAGCAGGCTTAGAAGCAGTCAAAGCATCTAACAGCTGCTGGCCGTCAGCTTTGTTTTTTTCATACAACTGATCAATTGAAGGTAGCGTATTAGGAGCCAAAGTACCATCTGTTGAAACAGTTTCTGTAGGAGGAACAAATACGCCATCTTCTTTAGAAGGTACCGTAGGCAACGTCCCTTCCGAGAAAAAAGTGCCTGGAACAGACTGCTCCTCAATAGGAGGAGCAGATTCTTCTTCTAAATGCTCGACCACTATGAATTTGTCGCTGTAAGGACCAGCCAGTACAGCTGCCCCATCCTCATTAGACAAAAAAGGACGGTCGCCTGCTTCTACTCTATAACTAGCTCCTTTAACAAAAATAGTACAAGGAGCTAGTGCTTTAAGTCGATAAGACATGTCAAATTACCTAGTGGTGAGATTTAAGCTCAGGGGTTAGTGAAATTACCTGAGGCAGTAAGAATACTACGAGCTGGAGATAGCACGTAAATATTCGCAGGGGTGACTGGAGTAATGTTAACTGACTTAACACCGGTAGTACCAGTATATGCAGCAGCTAAGGTGATCACACCAGTTGTACTATTGTAACCACTGGCCGCCAGTGCAGCACCGTCGATCGCAATAGTAGTAGTAGCTGCAATAGAAGCTACAATATCAGCCACTAGAGGACGACTGGCAGCAGCCACTGTAACGGTAGTAGAACCATTTGTGAAGGTCGCTGTAACCGCTTCAGGTAGAACGTAATAATACAAGCTGACGTTGGCCAACTCCAAGGAACCTACATCACGTAGCAGCGCTTTAGAATTTGAAGAAACGTACGGAGGGTACAAGTTCTCAACGTAGATGCGCTTTTCGATCTGGTCAACGGTAAAATTACCAGAAGCAAGCTTAGAGTGGCACTCACCGCCCCAAGTCCGGTTTTTACCGGATTGAGCTGGCATAGCTGGTGCCTCAAAAGAAGGATCAATGAGGACCCAACTAGTGCCGTTGTAGCGAAAAAACTCCGTGGCAGAGAAGTAGTCGCCGTAATCAATAGCCTTACAGTAAGCATCACCTGCAGCTACTGCATCACCATTTAGACGAGTAGTAGGAGCAGAGCCACCCAAGGCTACTGGAGTTAAGACCCGAGTAGGGTTTAGGTACACGTTGCGCAGGTTAAAGCCTTCTACAGCTGTGGTAGGAGCAGTAGACACGTTAACAGACGAGGCCAAAGTGGCCAGCTGACCATCAAGGTAAGCTGTACCCGCTGAAACCGAAACTGTAGCTGCTTGGGGAGTAGCTGAAGGGTTAGCCGCTGCTAGTGACCAACTTACAGTTAAACCGCCAGCAACAGAAGAATAAGGGTAGTAACTAAGACCACCTTGACGGCCAGTAGGATAAAGATCCTTCCAAAACCTGAAGCCGGGAGCGCCAGTAATAGGAACAGTAGCCATTTAAAATCTCCGTAAAAAGTCAGGGAAAATCAGAACGTGCCGTAGTTAACGTTGGCTTCCAGTACTAGTTGGCTGGTGAGTTCTTCAGGCTCACAAACAGTCAAGTTAGCAATCCAGTGAGGATATACAGCAAATGGTAGGAACGCGTCACCCATTTGCATAACCCGACCAGGAGGTGAAGGCGGAGCAGCGTCAGGGCTGGTGCGCATATAAATACCAGGAGTACCATCAGGAGACTCACCAACACAGTGTTGAGTCATACCCAAAGTAGCTCCGCCACCTTGCATATCCCGAGGAGCAACCAGCGCCACTTTATTAGCAGGCCAGTAAGTTTTAACAGTATTAGTTACAGGATCGCGATACAAACCGCTGATTTCACGAATACGTAGACCAGCAATAGAGGTCAAACGACCGCCAGGACCAAAAGTAGCCCAACCAGTCGGCAAAGCAGACTGAGAAGCTCCAATAGCAGCATTACCTGCCACAGATCCAGGTTGATTAAGCACCATTAAACCAGGCAAACCCTGATAAGCCTTGAGATACTCGTTAGTTGACTGAATAACAGTCAGCAACTGGGGCGACATAACGATTTCCGTAAACCGGTTTTTGTTAGTCAACTCCAAATACTGAGCAATCAGCTGAATGCAGCGAATAATGTTAGCACGGGCATTAGTCCAAGGTACACCAAACTTATCGTCTGAAGAAGTGAAAAACGCAGCTTCAGTACGACCAGCGTCATTGACCAAAGCGCTGTTAGCAGTATAATTAGTACCTGCAATAGGCACCACCGCGTTAGCAGCTACACTGGCATTCCAACCTTTATAACTAAAGAAGTTCTGAGGTGGAATGTTGGTACTAACGTTGATAGCTACGCCAGTGCGGGGATCAGTATAGTTAATACCGCCCAGCAGAGTCTTAGAACGGAACAGTTCTTTGACACGGGTGTGACGGTTGACTAACTTTTGAACCCGGCGGGAAACAATCTCAGCGGGAGACCACTGTTGGTTAACCGTACCTACTTCACGTAGCTGGTTGATCAACGCTTGTTCAATAAAGTCTTCTTCCCGCACAGAAGCAGGAGTGACTCTCATCGAACGAATCCGGTCAGGCTCAACAAACCCACCGCCCGGAACACCAAACCGAACGATAGGCATGATGCCCAGACCTTCAACGATCTGTTCAATTACAATAGTGCGTTCGTTAATGGTAACGTCAGGAAAAAGATCTTCCAGCCCACCAATATCAATACTCTCAAAAGAACGCGCCAGCATGGTCAGCTGAAGCGAACCGAGAGAAGGAATATCCCCTACATACGCATAAGGCGTAATTTCAGGCGAAAACTCTGTAGCCATTTGTTTACCTCAAAAGATTAGGGGAAATTAGGCAGCAGCTTTAGCTGCTAGTTGAGCTTGATGGGCTGCTATAATAGAAGCATAGGGGTTTTCAGTAGCAGTTACAGCTGCAGTTTCTACTACAGCTTCTTGAGAGCCACGTGGCTCAGTGAAGTTCTGCTTGTTACCCTCTGACAAACTACGCATCAGGCTCATTACTTGTTCAGCCTGATCTTCCGAAAGAACTTCATTGCGAAGCATTTCAGAATAACGCTCTTTAACAGGAGCAGCCAAATTCAAGGAGTTAACTTCAGACAAACGTTGATCTAGAGCTTGAGCTTTTAGCTTGGCCGTAGTCTCGGCAAGTGCAGTTTGAGTAACTTTAAGTTCAGCTCGAAGGGTTTCAACTTCAGTTACTAGATCAGTAAACCTTTCTACATCAACCACAGGAACAAGGGGAGTAACAGGAGTAGCTTCAGCAGTCATAGGACTAGAATCAGGGGGAGCTAAAACAGAAACGGCAAACAGCGTAGAGGCTGTGCCTTCAGATTCGGAAAACTGTAAATGTTCTCCAGCCTCTACGCGAGGCATACGGGTTAAAAAAGGTGTGTTAGTAAGAGCAGCACCTACTAATAGAGTACCAATAGATTCGCCAGTTTCCTTAGAGTTTGCGTCGCGCACAATTTCTGCGGAAGAATAACGAAACTTTCCTTGCTTAGTATCTTGAAAAACTTCGTCGTCTACTGGATCATATTCCCCAAAAAGGGTATCTGATTCTTGATAGAGCTTATTTAAAAAAGCAACGGCGGGAGCACCTCCTACACTAGTACGATCTGTAGGATGACCTAAATAAAGAGGAGGTTCATATCCAGTTACTCGTGCATTCCAGTTAGTTTGTATTTGGTCAAAGTCTTCTTGGGAAAAAGTGACCGGACCGTATTGAGGGTGTACCCACTCCCCTAAAACAGCAATAGGCAATCGGATATACCGATTACCTACTGAATCTTCCGATTCAGACAGTTTCCATTTCTGGTCATAAGGAAGCGGAAATTGATTCATGGAAATTTTCGTCTCATACATAAATGTAAGGGCAAACTAAGATAGAAAACAAGAGTATTTTGAAATTAACCAAAACCTTTTGGCTTAGAACCATGTTTTGCTCTGTATTTTGATACGTACTTTTGACGAGTGTACTCTTTGGCCATACTCGAATCTGGGTTTTTAAACCTAGACTCAGCCATGCCTCTAGCTTCACTATATAACTCTTCATCTGCAAATGCTAAAGCTTTTTTGCTTTCTTCTTCTAAATCACTTTGTTTAATGACGGCTGCAGCTATAGGTTCAGGGGCAGATGTTTGGGCTGAAACCGATTCAAGCTCAGGATCTTCGATTATTGCCTTAGATGTTGTTACTTCAGTTGCGGGCTTAACTTCAGTAAATTCTGGCGCAGGAGCAGCATCACTTTCATTTTCCAGCTTGGCCATTAGAGCTGTAGCTGGGTCACTAAAAACTTCCATATTTTCTTTTGGGTCGGTTTTTACTGACCCATATAAAGCAAAGCCACTACAAGTGTAACCAGAATTTGAAGGAAAATCAAACTTAGAGCAATACCCTGAACAATTACCGCTATAAGATTCTACATAACCACATTCAAAATAGTGGCATTTAGCGCAACTAACAGAAGGAACATAATCAGCAGGAGGGGAACCTACTGGATTACAGCAACTAAACTTTTGTGTGTCTTGAGACACCGACTGCAAAATAGGACTAGGCATAACAGGTAGCACAGGTTGGGGTAGCGGAGCAGCTACTTGAGAAAACTGCTGAAAACCAAGGTCAGGTTGAACAGAACTACCAAAAATGGGCTCTGCAACAGGTCTATTAGTGCTTTCAGTGCTTACAGCGGCTAATTTACTACTTTGAGCAATAAAATCATTTAGTAAATCCAAGGTCTTAGCAGTCTTACTAATCTAGACTATCTTACACCAGACCAAAAAAACAAAGAACACTGTAAAGAAAACTACTAATGCATATTCCCCGACTAATAGCTGTAAGACAAGAGCTGAATGAAGCTTTAGCTAAAGTCCAAGAAGTTACCTTTTCTGAAGCTAATGACTGTTTGTACCTTAATGGTACACAAGCTCTACCACTAGACGCGCCGGGACTAAAAGTTCTAGACTTCACAAGTCGCTGGGCTCTGGCTAGGAAAATTCTGAATGAGCCTGCTCTCAGTGAAGAAAAGCTTGCAGCAGCAGTTTGCATAGAACAAATCGTAGACTCGCAAATAGACCGCGTAGTTTTGCAAGACGGAAAAGTTAAGTGGAGCTGTTGGGGTAAATATCGCATTGTAGACTTAGAGGATACCCCGCCAGCAATTTACTTAGCAGCAGCCACAGCTTTACAACAAGGTTACGTTTTAAAAGAGGCGCTTGGTTCTCATTTTTGGGTAACTGCTCCGTCTGGTTTAGTACACACCACCACTCTAAGGGAATGTGATTGTGTAGAATTCTCTAGAAAGCACGAGTGTGTACATCGCCAACTCGTGCACATTGCTCAAGCTAAAAGGTCTTTGTTTCTCAAACACTGTTTAATCGAACAAGTCTCCTTATGATCAGTGCAGAAGCTCTTAGTTTATTAAAGCCTAGAATTGTAGAAATTGAGCCAGGCTGGGCACCTAGACCCGCTAACCGAGGTGATGTCGGGGCAGATTTAAAGTTGTATGTAGAACCGGGAGAAAAAGAAAACTTTGACGTATACACTTCTTGTCGTTTAGTACTTAACGGAACAGAAGTAGTATTTGATGACATAGATGCTGTTCAAACTGAGCTAAATGCCAGCCGATTCCAAGTTTTAAGGCCCGGTGAAACTAGAACCTTTCATGCTGGCTTTAAAATAGCCGTAGATGCTGTTGCTAGCCTCGCACCTTTTATACCAGTCTATTACATAGTTAGCCGTTCTGGCTTATCCACTAAGTTCAAAGTATCAGTAACTAACCGCCCAGGTGTAATAGACCTAGCGACTTATAGAGGTTGGGTACAAGTCTCATTAGAGAATACAGGCGTACACACTCACGTTTTTACCCACGGTGCCCGAATTGCTCAAGGCATTTTAGATTTAGTAATAGATCAATCTTACTGGTCGCGGGAAGAACTTATAGTTGACTCTTTGGACAAAACTGTTCGTGGCACCGGAGGTTTTGGGTCTACAGGTGTTTAACTACCTGTAGTTTTACTAAGCTGCTGGCTTAGCTGGCAACCGAGCTGCTTTGTTAGGCATGGTGCTTCCAGTAGGTCTACCACGACCACCTGTACCTCCAGCCCCAGTTGGGTCAGCATCAAGTTTAGGTTGTAGCGGATTAACTACAACTTCTTCAATAAACTTAAGGTCGTCTTCGTTCATTTTACGATCAGATAACCTAACCATTTGCCTAACCATATCCCAGTCCTGAGGGTTTCTAGGGTTTAAATAAGCCGTATCTGTAAGGCCCTTAACCATTTGCATGGTTGCCACACGATCTTCGGGACGATCTGAATAAACACGTGTAAAAGTAGGAGGTATCTTAGCTGAAGCCCGACTGAAGTTCCACTCTACCAAAGGTATCACCACTTTACGTAAAACTACAGAAGTTAAGTTACGGCGGTGTGTATCCAATGCGTTGTAGTACGTTTCCATTCGACGTTCCCTAGCTTCTGTATTACCTGGGGACTGTAGATCAGAAATTAAAAAGTAAGGAAGAATATGTTTAGTAGATTCCTGATCCGCATAAGCAATAGCATCTAAAAACATATTTCCCACGTTATCAAACATAGAAACTGAGCTTACTGTGCCTTTGTTCTCAGGACTTTGTTGAGGTAAAAAAAGAAATTCAGGTGCACCCTCAGTGTTTTCAAGTTGCTCCCTGACTAGATCCAAAGTAGTAATCGGCTTTTCTTGACCCGTAGAAACGTCTAACCTCTTTTCAGGTAAGGTATAACTAGGCATAGAAATAGTCGTCATTCTGGACCCAGTTTTATCTAATGCAGCAGCCATCATATCTATAATGGCTTCTTTTAAGCGATACCATTTATAACTAGGTGCTATTAAAGACCGACCATAATAATTACCATAGTCAGACTCATTAGCTAAATACAGTGTTTTCCACAGAGGAAGCTTTACTTCAGCTTGTAGAGGGTTAAGACCTACTTGGTAAAAACCTGACTTATGATAGCCATCCATACTAGGTTTACCTTCAGTCAGCCGACCGTGTTTATCAGGGTAGATTAAACACGTAGATGGGTGATAAGTCAACAAGTCCTGCAAATAAAGCTGGCCAAACTTAAGGTCAAACATTATTTCAGTTAAAGAATATCCTGCCCAAAAACTAGTGTGTTGAATAGTTGATAAACAACTTTGCCAAGATTTACCATGCTCATCCTCCAGCTGCTTGATATTATCATTTAAAAACTCAGCTATTTCTGGGTCTGGGTGAGTAAGCTCACCAATAGTACCTACTATTGAGTTAACTTGAGTATGAAGCGCCGTCTTAATGGTTAAATCTTGGCGCCACATTCTTTCATATAGCCTTAGTCGAGCTATTAACGGCCTACGAATAGCATCAGTTAGAGAAAAACTCCCTAACTGAGCAAACTTACCCCGAGCTGCAGTCCTAGAAGGATAGGTTAAGTCTCCAGATACAGGCATTAGCTGAAAGCTCGATACATAGATTCATTAGCTTTACCAAAGTTTAGCGTGGAGCCTATATTCATAGACTCCAGTTTAAACTGATTTTCCTTTTCTTTTTGTTGGCGGTTTATTGCCTCAATACGCTCATTATTTTCTTTAAGTAGAGCATCCATGATAATGGTGGGATAACCATACCATTCGACCCAATGGTCTTCACCTAATCCTAGCCAATCCCGTAAGGATACAGAACCAGAATTTGCTAAAGCTACATAATCTTTTAGGCGATACTTTTTAGAAAAAAAGTCTACGTGCTCAAGCTCAACCAGGCCTCGCTTAAGTATAAACTGGTTGAGCTCTTCTTCAGACCACCCAGACCATGGGTTAAAACTCCACCAATCTGGATGTACTGAAGTAGCTCCATACGTAGCTTGGTAATAGTCAAATTCTAAAGACTGAGGGACTGGAGGCACATAGTCTAAATAAGGTATCAATCCGGAATTGCTGCCGAGACGTTGCGAGTAGTACCTTTCTGTTTTGACTCGGGTTTCGTTTGCCCACCTCGCCGAGATAACAGCTTTCCCAGCGTCTTAGCTGACTCTGTTTGGGCATCATCAATGGTAAACATATTAATGAAAATTAAGTTAGCAACCTGAACATCCGGGATAGGCAGCGCATCTAAAATTGCAACCGGTTCTTTTTTAACAGTTCGGTCTACTTCCACACCATCAATGTGAGTTACACAAATAGCAAGTAACAGCTCTTCTAGAGAACAACCATTTACATCAGGGCCTTGATGACTGCGATCTGCAGACATTTGAGTACCAGTATTCGGCCTAGTAAATGTTAAAGAATGCTGCCCTGACGGCAGCAGTTCTTTAGGTAAAGTGTAACTAAGAGTGGGTGCACCCAACACTAAACTCTGTGCATGTTGACGAGCTTCTTTAGCCTCCGTTGGAGACATAAAGTAGCCTTCCATAAAAGCAATTAACAAAAACTGTTTGTCTTCAATACTTAAATTAGCCAAGCGGTCAATAACATCTCTAGCTTCGTTATCAAATTCTTTACCATTAACACCAACAAAGCAAAGAGCAAAAAATAGCTCTTCTACACTGTAACCAGGAGAAGGTTGATTTTGGCCAGGATAAGGGTAACGTTTGCGAGCAGTTCTCCAATCGCCAAAAGTAGGTTCTTTGAGTAGTATAGATACAGACTTAGAAGGAATTTGTTCCTTCTCGATCGTGATCACTTGAGTCATGTTCGATTTGATCGGTTTGTGGGCTTTAACCCTACCTAATCATACACGGCTAGCTTACTAAATGGGACCAGAAGACGAAATACTTGATCCGGCGGAACAAATAGAGTCCGAGTTAGAAGAGAGTAGCGTTGAAGATTTAGTAGAAGAACAAATTGGTAAAGCTTTAGCTAATACAGATCACGACTTATCTGCATTCGATCACCAAAGTTCTGTTAAAGAATTCTTCAGAACTCAAGCAATTAAGTCCAGTGATCCTTTTGAAGCCGCTAGACTAGAAAACGCGGCTTTAATAGAAAAGCTACAACGCCAGGATGAAGCTAAACTTGCTGCAGATACAGCAAGAGAAGAAGGTTTTGATAAAGTTGGTTCTAGGCTAAGTATCTACAATAGAAGCCTGGCTGATTACAACAATCAAGTAACTCGTTTAACTGGTTCTCAGGCAGGTCGATTAAGAGCCTCAATGCCTGACTATGGAAGGTCATTAGCCAACCGTAGCGTAGGGTACTTAGCACCTGAAACTGGGCTAAAGTTCCGGCCTAGAACAGAAGACTATATGTCTTTTGGTAGGTATTTAAGCGCTAGCCGACTAGATTTAGCTGTATTCCAAGTACAAAACCAAGAACTTTTAGGGGGTTGGCAGCACAGTGGAGTACAAAAACTACAAATTACCACACAGCTAGACCAACCTTTAAAAAACCAATCTATTGATAGCTGGCATGAAGGTGAAAGAAATAGGTTTAACATCACCGGTGGAAATCGCGTATTAGAACAAGCTTTTCCGAAAGCAAAGTCAGGCCCTATACAAGTCGGCGGTGGTTACATCACAACTGCAGACCCTGACCAACGTGGATTAATGCACGCTAAACTAGGTGCTTTGTACGATGAAGGAGATCGTTTAGTAGGTGCTTTCCTAGGGTCACAAAACCTTACTTCAGCTTTAGGGCGTACCCACACAGAAGAAGAAACTTTGTTTTTAACATTGGGTAAAGACGATCAATACAGGCCTATCAGACAGCGGTTAATACAAGAAATTGCAGAAGTCACTTCCGGCATCAGACAAAACTTTACCGGCCCTATCACTAGTAAAGGCTTAACTGACCGTATATCAGCACAACTAAGGCAACCACCACAAAGCCTTAGCTACGGTACTAATGTGCTAAGCAGCATAAATAATATGTTGTCAGATGCTGTTAAAAACAAAAGCAGCGTGTTTCTAAATATGCAGTACATAGAAAAGTTCTTAGATTCTGGTAGCAAACACCAAAGTGAGATCTACGCTAAACTGCTGGAACTAACTAAGACTCAGCGACTCACAGTAGCTATTTCAGAAACCAGCATTGCTGAAGGTCTAGGTTATTACTCTTTACTAGACCGTGTTAGAGCTGGCAAGTCAAACGTCTTAATAGACAGCTTACTAGAACAACAAGCATTTGCTACATTACCTACCAGGTTTTTGCACACTAAGAGCTTAGCTGTCTTTAATAACACGGGCGAGTTAATAGAATACGGCATAGGTTCTCAAAACCTTAGCGATGCTCAATACACCAGCGCTGATCTAAACTTTGAAACCTTCCTAAGGTTAAAAGAGGAAGAATTAATAGCTACTGGGGTAAACCTAAGCAGCGCTGACCTTAAAGCTACTAGGCAAATCAGGTCATCGTTATACGTTGATCGCCAAGGGTCTTACCAACAGACAACTCGATTAATTAACAGACTAGAGCAAAGCGGAGGGCAAAACGCTCACTTATTTGCGGCTTTAGGCCCCAACAAAAACTTTAAGTACAACGTTAGGTATAAGGCTAGCATCGACACTAGTGGTGGAACTAGACAAGGTGCTTTAAGAGCAATGTCTGGAGTAGACATATACTTGCCTAGTGCCAATAATTACCGCTTAAGTGCAACCATAGGACAAGAATATACTGCTACTGGTAAAATGCCGGTTGTGTACTTAAACACAGGCAATAGAATCATTACCGGCGCGGTGTATCGCATAGCTCAGGACTTTGAGGGGACCGTTAGCATTCCTGGCAGGGCCCAGCCAGGCAGAGCTGGCGATGTTATTAAGTTAGACGCTTTACAAGTCTTCGAAAGCTTCATACAAACAGTTATCCGAGCCGCAGACTACGAACGAAAAGTTAGAGCACCTTTACTAGTTTTACAAGAAGTCTACAACAGACCTAGTTTCAACAGATTACTAAAACGCGTATCAGGCAGCGAAGAAGAAAAAAGAGCACTAATAAGTCAACTTAGTCACCCAGACAACTTAAAACAACTGCCAGAGGGTTCTGCAAAGATCATCGAGTTAGCCCAAGCTGTAATACGAGCCGATCCTACAGGCCGTTTGCAACGTATGGAAGCCGCCTACTTGTCCACAGGGATAATGAACGTGGTTTCTAACATTTCAGCTAGCTTCTTGCAGCCACACGAATCGTTGTATTCAGGAGGACACCTAACAGCTGTTTTACCTATATTCGGTATAAATAACTCAGTAAGCAGGTTACATTTTGACGGTAATAACAACCCAGCCTTATTAAACCCTTATGACTTATCCCACTACGACGTTTTAAACGGCGGCGATTTAGACCTGTTTAGAGGTGTTCAAGACTCCACCCGAGTTCGCAGTACAGACTGGCGACTTATGGAAGGAGGACTTTATCACTCTGAAGGGGGGCCTGTAAAAGTTACTGACATAGCTCAATTCAGCAGGTCTACTAAGAATATGGCTGTAATTACAGCCGACACTTTAAAGGCAGACTTTGAGTTAATAAACCAAGCTCTAAACGGTAACTACCAAAGCAGCTTACAAATAACACAAAACCTATACGTGCTGCCTTACGCCAAAGCTGAACAAATCTCACAACGTCTAAAAAACAAAAAGTCAGAACGAGTACTACTAGAAGCAGGTAACGACTTACTAAACTTCTTAAGATCAGGCGGAGCAACCACCTATGGTGGAGAGCTAATACGTAATAATGTACCTACTGACTTACCCCCAGAACAATTCGCTATATACAAACAAATACTAAAAGAAAACAAAGGGGACCGACAAAAAACACTAAAAATACTAAGAGAAAGACAATCTAATCCACTAACAGCTATGCAAGGGTTGTTAGGAGCTAGCCAATACCAAAACGTATGGATCTCAGCGGGTTACTCCTTACAATCAGACTTCTCTTACATCAATGAAACTTACTTAGATAGACCCGTAGTAGATGCCACTATAAAGTCATATTCTTTTTCTAGTGAAAATATAGGGTCTAGTGTACAACTAGCTCGCATAGCCAAACAAAAACTACGCAAAGGAACTCTCTTTTTAGCTGAAGATCTAGACCTACGCCAAGCATTTGGAGCAACTGCTGACCAACCAAATGCGTTGTTTGAAAAAGTAACCGAAAAAACACTAGGCGGACGTTGGGCTGAAGGTACCGACGAAAGATTAAAAAAGATGTTCTTTGTAGGTACAGACTCTGAAGGGAAAGTAATAATCAAACTTAAAAAAGGGGTCTACTACAACGAAACTAGGGATATTTTAGGTCTCCAAAAGATTGGTAGTATGAATTCTACCTCTTTAAACTTCACACTGGACGGTGTTGAAGTTCAAGGTCGTGAAGGTAAGCGCTTAAGAAACTTTGCTCTACCTATAGATAACTCGGCTATTTCTCGCCGAGCCCATGGAGCAGTGGCCATACTAGATGAAGATGCTTTTGTAAGCCAGCAAGGTCCAAACGTACGTTTGGAGATGTCTTACAAAACAGTATTTAATCCCCAAACTGGAATGCGGACGATAGGTGTTAAGGGACCCATTTACTCAGTAATGGAAAGCTTCTTCAAAAACTTAGCTACTAATCGAGGCTGGACAGAAGAAGCTGTGGCCATAGTCAGCCCTGGGCAAATCAAAGACTTCAACTTCGGGTACGGCTTTGAGTTGTTGTCTAACGAAAAGCATTTTTTAAGGACCGGTATTGCCAGCAATGATGACATTAGAAACCTCAAAACAGGTTTAACCTATTTAATGAAAGTAGCTGAAAAAGTCGCACCTAGTAGACTTCCTGGATCCAGTAACAGACCAAGCGCATGGGATATATACCCATTCTTAGACAGCTTAAGCATAAAAGGAGAGCTAAGTGACGACAAAGTACTAGACATAATAGCTAAAAGCCAAAGGTTAACTAAGGAAATATACGGTTCAAGTGCTTTAAGTCGCTCAGCTGCAGGGACTGTAATTTCAGACCCCTTAACTAGAGGCTTAAGTCTACTAGCCATAACAAGTTCTTGGGCAAAAGATATATATGAACAAAAGGATAAGTTTGTTAACAGATCGAGTTATGGTGACAACCCAGAAATTGAAATAAACTTCAACATAGCTGGATTAAAGGAGTACAACGCAGGTTCTAGCTCACGCAACAAAGCTAGAGAATCAATAGCATTGATTTTTGGTATAGACCTTAAGTCCTTATCCCCAACAGAACGAGAAGCTGCATTTTATAGCTTAGACGCTCTGTATGCTAATAACATTATGTTGAGGTCAAAGCTCGACTTAAGTTTTAGTCGAATTGCTGTTGCAATGGGCATGAAAACTGAAACTAAGCTGGAAGCCTCCTATGCAATGTCTATGACTGAAGGTCAACTTAAAGCTTACACTTACCAAAAAGGCGGTGCAGCAGAATTACAAGGGGCTTTGGTTATGCTAGCTCGATTACATGATCAAACCGTAACCAGCTCTACAATAGCCAACTACTATTCATTTGCTGAAGAAACTAACGTACTAGAGTATGGTAAAACTAAGCCGGACGAGCGCTTAAAAACAGGTGCTTTTATAGCTAGCTTTACCAGCAATTACTCTGTTTACGTCCGGCAGGACTTAATAGAAGTAGAAGGAGAACTAGGTAAAGTTCGTAAGCTAAGAGCCGAACCTATTGACAAACTAGTTAATGCGTTCAACGCGAGCCTTGGTGGCCAAGACTTACTGAGCCCATTAACTATTGACCTAATCCAGAAAATGGAAAAGTATGGCAACCTAATGTCTTCTGGAAGCATTAACCGAGCTGCTAGAGAAATGGCACTAGAAGTGGCACAAGAAGCTAACCCAGAAAAGGACCGCAGCAACCTCACTATTTCTAGAAGTACAGAACAATATTACCGAGAAATGATCACCGCCGGTCGACAAAGAATTTCCAGTAATGACGGATCTAGCTACTTAGAAGCTATGCGTTCGTTGGCTTTGTACTCCAAAAAAGGATCAGCTTTGCAGCGCGATGTGCAACAATCTCAACTACTGCACCTACCTATGCTAGAAACTACAGGTGAGGGTAGTGACGTAAGGTACCATCTCTCTGACCAATGGGTTAGTGGCGCTAGATATGGCTTAGACATTTTAGAACAAATTAGCTTAGTATTTCACGCTTACAGTTCAAGCATTTTAGTAGAGCAGCGCGAATTACAATCTTTAATGACTGAAGCTATACAATCTGGCTTATTAAAAAAGGTGATGAGCCATGCCAGTACAGCTCAAACAAGTCCTTATCAAGGGTTAAAGCTAAACGCCAGCGAAGTTGAACTTTACAGCCGACTTGTAACAGTATTAGGTAATACACCTAAAAGCATTACTACGCTTTTTAAATCCAAAGATGTTATGCGTCGAGGGGAAGGAGATAGGTTGAAGATGTCAGGTACTACTTACGTAGGTATCAACTCTCTATTAGTAGCTACTACTGATGTAGTTTTAGGTGATCAAGTAGAACGTATTTTTGAGAAAGGAGGCTCTAGTAGTGCTAAAGGTTTAGCAAGCAGCCTACTACAAGAAATAAGCAGTGGCGGTGACTTGAGTACAGCAGCTTTAAGTGAAGCTGTAGCTATAAGAACTTTATACAACGCCAAGCAAGCAGCAACAGGTCAAAGTCCTAAAAATATAGAAAAAGAACTGACCAGTTCCTTGTTAAATCTAGCTAAAAAATGGAGCTATGTAGAAAAAGATAGCGTTTTAGAGCAAAAGTTAGAAGTACAGTTTTATGAGTTAATGCTGGGTAGACTCGGAAAAACTATCAATAATCAAGAGCAAAGCATAAATGAGCTTTATCGGATAGCTAACCAAGTACGTACTGGTGCTCCCTATGCAGTTGCAGGTTCTGCCGCTTTAATGCCTATTTATAGCAAAAACATTGATGTGTTAAGAACAGCCGGAGAAACGACTGGGACTTTGTTGAAACCAGGACGACACAACTCGACAGCAATGATTGCGTCTACGTTATCGCATATGTACACGCAGTTAGGAGACTACGACGGAGATACTTTTCAAGTAGCTTTCCCCGCAATGGTAGAAACACTAGCTAAAATCAAGTATACAAAAATGAGATTAGCAAGCCTAAACGCTAGTGCTGCAGCTAAAGAAAACTTAAAAGCTGAACTACTAAGCTTAAGAATACAGCACACCGAAGCGATAACTGAACTAACCAAGCACATAAACCATTTTGCCACTAAAGAAGATGAAGCTATAAGAAAATTTACGGCTCGCTTTTATGGTTTCGAGGAAAACCTATTAATGGATGTTAGCCGGGAAGAAATGCAGCATCTTAGCTTGCAGTTTAGAGGAACTTTATCAGGTTCAGATAAAGGGGCTAAATATGTTAACCAAGGCTGGGAACTCACCAAAAGGCTAATAGAAGCCTCAAAGCTTAACCAGCAACAACTTGATTTAGATCAGGTTAGGCTACAAGATATAACATTAGACGATACCTTAAGGGCAGAGTTAACTGCAGCTTTAAACAAAGGTAAAAACCCGAGTGAGTTTAAAGAAATACAAAATTTGACCATAAAGCAGTACATAACTCAACTACAAATCAGCAAAAACGTTGAATTCGCCGAAGCGAATGTTGAAGGCATGCTAAAAGCTGCGGTAGGAACTTCTTTAAACAACGTGGAATTAGAAACTCTAGGTGCCATAGTGGGTACTACTGGTATGGGTATGTTAGGGGTAACTTACAACGCGGTTACTCCTTTACTAGAAATAGTTCGGGGTAGTGAAATGTCACGCCTTGCTTTAAGTGATCGGCCAGAATTAATAGATTCGATTTTTACAGCTTTAAATAAAAAACCTTTAGGGCCAAGATACTCTGCCGATCTAATACAAGAACTAGACTTAAGAGTAGGTATAGCTCATAACTTTTCATTAACTACTCAGCAGTTTATGAGAGATGCTGCTTTAAAGCCAAAAGAAGGTGGCGGAGTTCTGGATTTAGCTGCCGCTTACAGACTAAGCGAAAAACTTAGAGACGCAAGTGGAGTAGGTAATTTAAGGGATACAAGGGATGAAAAGTCACGTCGGTTAGCAGTAGAAACAGTATTAAAGAGTTTTATTAATACTCAAGTAGGAAGTCAACTAGAAGTTGACTCTACTAACAAATACACAGCCTTTGCAGCTCTAACTTTAGTAAACGAGTACTTAGGGTCTAGCAAGAGTGCTGAAAACATTGAGAGTAAAGGAGCTTTGTCAAATTACCTAAAGGGACGCCGCGCAGCATATGAATCTGAAGGGTATTATTTATCCTCAGATCAACTAATAGCCAAAGAAATAGTCAATTTACACAACAAGTTTAAAGTCAACTACCTAGTTGACCACGTTTTAGAAACCAATAACTCAGTAAACGGGGGGTTAAAAAAAGTAGTGAGTTTAATCAAAAACTTAGGGTCTGAGTATACCAGAGTTAGTAAGTTAACTGCAGATGCTACTCAAGAACAATACCTAAAGGCCTACTTTCAAGACCGGTTTAGCTCAGATGAATACCAAGCTGAATTTGAAAGACTACTTTTGCAAGGCAAAAGATTTTCTAGCGAATTACAAAAAATAGCAGCTGGGGAGACTTCATTGCACGTAGATCTAGCTACAGGAGCTAATGAGTATTTAGCCGCTATGGCCTTACACAACCGCAGAGGTGGTGATGAAGCTTCCAGACTAAACTTAGTACGTCAAATACACGAAAACGTAGACCTTGGTAATAGTTTTTATCAAGCTTTATCTGGCGCTGACCAAAGCGCAGCTCAATCTGCTCTAGCAGTAGCCGCAGTTACAGGAATTTTACCTACGCAAGTTGAAGAAAGCCTACGCCAGGCTAGCCTTGAAGAACGAACTGCTTTCTTTAACAACGAAAGCGTAAAGGAGTATCTACAGCTAACACTGTCTAAGTCAGGCGCAATGTCTAGAACAGTAGAATCCACTAATCAAATAATTCGTATAGCCAGCCGCGTCTTAGAAAGTGACAACCTAGATGAAGTGCGAATATTTTCTGAAAACGTACACCAACAATTTAAAGGTAAGCCCCGCTCTTCAGGTGTAGTAGAACTAGAGTCTATGTTGCAAAAAGTGTACGCTCAGAGTGAGCCCCAACTAGAAGCTGAGTTCTCGCGCCGACGGGCACAAACAGAACAAAAGGTAAGAACAGAAACAACTCGCTTAGTAACAGCTCATAGAAAATCGGAAATTCTGTCAATTCTAGCTGTGCCGACCTTACTAGCTACCCTTTCAGGACATACTTTAAAGCCAGAAGAAGTAGGTTCTTTAGTAACTAACGTTTTCCAAGCCGGGCTAATGGCAACCAGCTACAACAACTCAGCTGTAAGTCAGTTTTTAGCACCTGAAAGGGTAGACTCTAAAGCTTTAGGCGTAGTAGCCAGAGCAGATGCAGCTATGCAGTATACCCGTCTGCGGGAATTTGTACGCAGTAATTCCAACCCTATTACTGGTACGGTAACCGCAGCTGCCTTTGAGTATTCAACTAGAGCTATGAGCCATGGTGCTGCTTTAGTTATACAGCGAGCAGCCCCTAAATTAGCTGAATCTGGAGCTGGGCGTGGTGTAACTGAAGTTTTGGGCGGGTTGTTGGGTATGGCTGTAGGCGGTGTACTAACAGACAGACCTATTACGGGTCTAAACTCAAGTATGGGCTCAGTAGTAACTTATGCTGCCCGAGCTTTACAGTCTCTACAAACTTCTTTACAAGAGGCTCAAGCTAGGTATCTGTCCTCTTACTTAGATGCAGAAGACTCTACTGAAGTTTCTTTAAGTGTTTCAGGTGAAGGGGATTTAACACAATACCCGTCTGAATTAGAACTTCAAGCTAAAGCTGGTTGGGATCCTAGGGTAGAACTCTATGATTCTGTGCAGTTTGAAGGCAGTATAGAAATAGAACCTCAGTCGTTGGGGCCGGATTCCATTGAACCCTTAGGCATCGGATGACTTCTGTGCGTACTCAAAATTTTGCTTACGAAAGTCTTGCTTATGCAATTTCCAGGACGTATGTCTTGGGTATAGGGCAAACTACGGCGTGGAATATAGAAAGTGCTCCCCCAAATGTGGACCCTGGCTTAAACCAAGTTCCTGAACTAGCATTGTTAATACCTGTAGTAGTAAAAGCTGCTTACTGGAATCCTAGTGGTACAATAAGTGTAAAGAACATACATTACTCTACAGCAGAAAACTTAACTGATATAACTGCTAACCAAGCTACTCAGTTGTTACTCACAGCTAGTTTAAACCATAATGACTTACCCATAGCTAGCTACAGAGCTTTGGGGTTATACTTAGCTAGTGCAACTGGATCAGGACCTTGGTTACCCACAGCAGTACCAACTCGAAAGTTGGTTTGGTTGTCCTATCAAACTCCTACGTTCAAAACACCTAACTTAACTGAACTGATAAAGGTGGTGTGTTAATGACTTACGATCTAGATCAATATCTACTTGACAGCAACGAAGAATTCCAAACTGCTGAAGAAATTCTAGATTTGTACCTAGGGCCTTCTCCAAACCCAAGCCAAATTCAGTCGGCTAGTGCCAGTGCTACAGAATGGGCTAAAGAGCAAATTGTCGTTACTCTACCCCAATTAAATGCCAATGACCTAACCACTCTCCAGAAAGCTTCTATAGTCCCTGAAAGTACTACTAAAAAAGAAAGAGACTCAAGTGCTGAGGATTTTTTTAAGATCCTTTATACAAATGTAAAAGGACAAAAAAAGTCATTTGTATTTGCTTTGCTACCAGCAATTGATTCTAATGCCGGTCGAGGTTATTCACAAATTCCGGATATAAAACCAGGAATTTTGGTGAGAACTTCAGTACGTCAGAAAAGTATACCTGTACCTGGTGGCGTACCCATAATTCAAACTATTGGCGTGGACAACAGTATTTTACAAGCAGTAGGAGCTTTTATAGGTACTGAGCGTATTACCAACCAAAAAGATTCCGCCCGTGCGGATTTACACGCAATTTACCCAGGAGTTCAAAAACTTAGTGAAGCTGAATCTTCTGAAAAAAAAGCCAACACCTTTATGAAGGAAGTAGTTCATTCTGGTCGACCTATAGAGTTTCACTGCAAATCAGTTTCAAAAACCAGCTCTGGTAAGGGTCCTGCTGTGGGGATGGAATTAAAGTATCGTGGTGTAATCGTAAACTTTAAGTACTTTGCTGCTAGAAGAAACCGTACATATTACAGTATAGATATGTTGATAAGCGAGTATGACGTTAACAAAACATGACTCTAAACGAACACGCCGAGTATTTATTCGCTTCTTTTGGGGGCTATGAAG